ATGCTAAATATTCAAGTAGGTGAAAGAGCGATCAGAAGATTATATTTAGAAAAATTAGAAGAAAAGCTTAAAGAAGTGGATGCAGAATTTGTATTTTAGGATACAAGCCAATTAAAAAAAAGAACGTACATGTCGTGAAATACTATTCAAAAAGAATTCTTTTTTTAATCTGTGTTTTTAAAAATTTAAAGTGGGCGGGAAATGGTGTTTTCTGGCTAAAGAAACGAAGGCATTTTTATTAAATTGGCTAATAGAGAATGAGGTGTAAGAAAAGAAAGACTATCGTCTTAAAAAATAAATCTTATAGTAAAGTCTATTGTAGGGAGGAGGATTAAACATGGTTTTTAAAGTGACAAAAAAACCAGGATATGTCAGCAAGAGTACTAATGAAAATGAAGAATTTAGTAATACTAGTTGTTTTGAATCGGAAAAACTTTCGAATAAACAGTTAAAAATGATTTATGCCAAAATGCATATATTAGCATTGAAATATGATGGAGTAATATCAAAAGAAGAAATCAAAAATAAATTAAAAGAAAAACTTAAAATTCAATCACTGAGTGATCTTACAAGGAAGCAAGCTAATCAGGCTATACAAATATTAATAGGTTGGGAAATTTAAAAGTTTTGGAGAATCAAACCTTTAATATATGAGAAGTTTAATATATCAATTTTAAGAAAAGAGTTATGGAGGAAGATAAAATGAGTAGTTTGCTAATACAGGATGAGCCACTATTAGTATTACCTCGATTAGCAAGTAAGATTGGGTTGAACGAGGCAATTTTTCTTCAACAAATACATTATTGGCTCAAGCGTTCGAAACATTATTATGATGATCGTTATTGGGTCTATAATAGCATTACAAATTGGCATAAACAATTCCCGTTTTGGAATGAAAGAACGTTGAAACGTATTGTTAAAAATCTTGAAGAGTTTAACTTATTGATAAGTGGTAACTATAACAAATTAAAGTTTGATAAAACAAAATGGTATTCAATAAATTATAACAGACTAGTTGAATTAGAAATAGATAACGATTGTGACAAATTGTCTCAACGAAAAGAACATATTGTCATGATGGAAAATGATAATATGTCTCAACCAATACCAGAGACTACACAAAAGATTAACTCAGAGAATACCACTCAAAAAGATATAGTAGAGATAATTAATTATCTCAACAGTGTATGTAATACAAGTTATCGTATTTCAACTAAAAAGACGCAAATGTTAATTAAATCTAGGCTACAAGAGGGATTTAATATAAATGAATTTAAAGAAGTTATTGAGACGAAGGCGAAAGAATGGCTTTATACAGAACAGGCAAAATATTTAAGACCAGAAACCTTATTTGGAACTAAATTTGAGGGATATTTACAACAGAAAAAGATGGTGAAATCAAATGGCTTTAACAAAGGTAACAGATATAGTACAAAGTCTTTCGAAGAGAATGAACTTCCTTTCTGATACATGTCTGATATGTAAGCAGGAGAGAAAGCGAATGGTAAGATTGATGGAAATTCAGGGTGAAACGATTTGTCCAGTATGTCGTTTAGAAGAAGAAAATAGAAGGTTAGAAAAAGAAATGAATGTTTTTCGTTATGAAAAAGAGGAAAGAAAACGTAAAAGTATATTTTACGATCATAGTCTTATTAAAGATGAAACTATTAAATTAGCTAGATTTTCGACATTTATATCAGAGTGTGAAGAGGATGAAAACAATTTAATTTTAGCTAAAAAGGCTCTTACGGACTATTTAAATGATATTCGATTTAATTTGATTCTCGTGGGTAAAGTTGGAGCTGGAAAAAGTCATATTGCATACTCTATAGCGCATGAAATGAATGAACAAAGTTCGAATAAAGTTATGTATGTTACAAGTTCAGAACTCTTTGATTACATACGTTCGACATTTAATACGCAATCATGTGAAACAGAGCATAGCATAACAAATATGCTAATTTCTATGGATTTATTAGTCATTGATGATCTAGGAGCAGAGCTAGGGGATATGGATATTAATGATTTAAAAGCAACAGCATTTGTAAATCGTGTGTTATTTAAACTATTTGATGGACGACAAGGGAAAAAAACCATTATCACAACGAATTTAACAGGTGAGGCAATTATAAAAGCGTACGATGAAAGAGTTACATCTCGGATGTTTAATACATATCGACACGTAGAATTTAAAAAAACAAGAGATAAGCGTAAGAGAAAATTACCTTTTTAAGAAAAGAATATATATGGTGTAGGAAGTATATATTCAGATAAAAGCATATTGTTCAAGAAATTTGCACTGTATGAATTGGTTCTTTTAATTAGCGAGTAAGTGACGTGATTAGGAAGTTAAGAAAGAATATGAGGAATGGAAAGAGCATTTGATCAGAAATTACACGTATGTACATTGAAAGCAGTTTTTAAGTTTATTTAATATGTTTTAAATAATTAAATGGAGGCATCTTGAAAATGAGAACATATAAAGGATTTGAAGCAATTAAACGAATGAAAACAAATTGGATTACAACAGTACAAGAGACACCGATGTGTTGGAAGATAGAAGGTGAAAGAGTGATTGCTGATTATTTAGGTAAAAAAGAAAGCTATCAACAAATTAATTTCTTTTTTGAGAACGAATTTATAGATTGTAGAGAGACTATTCGAAAAGGAGAACTATTGTATATTGAAAATGAAAATAGTGAAAAATTTATCGCTGAATATTGTAAAGAAAATGAAAAAGAAATAAAGCATGGTAGTTGGTTCTGGATTAATGGAGAGGAGTTCTCTAATAATTATGGTCATTTTGAAAAGCGTACGAAATTAAAAATTAGGAAAGCTGAAAAAAGTGAAAAATTATTATTTGAACGGGCAAAATTATTCGCTATCAAAGGGCGTAAAATAGATGAGTTTAGACTCGGTGATGTAATTGAAAGAGATAATAAATTGTATAAAGTGGCTATTGTAAAAAGTGGAAATGAATCTCAAATTGTAGTAGGATGTGTTCCAATTAATGGGGGCGCAATTTGTTATTATAATTCAAAAGATATTGAGATTCAATTTTTCGTTGAAGATATGGTGGTGTGGCAAGATGAAGTTATTTTTAATTAATCAACTTATTGAAAATGGAATTTACAAATATAAGGATAAACAATTGTACGAATTAAATAGTGATGAGTTAATAAAATTAATCAAAAATCATAAGGATAAGAAAATAAATGTTAGCGATACAATATATGAAATAATACATAAAGAATGTAAGCCTTAATAGCAAATTAATATATGAAATTTAAATTATGGTTAAGGATAAATGATAGGAAAGGGGCTTCACATGCTAAATATAGAATTACCAGTATTAAATAAAGAAGCTACAAAAGAAAATGTACTGAAAGCTATAAAGAAATACAGATTATTTATGAAGTGTAATTATCTTAATGGAACGATACTCTCAACAGAAAATATATTAAAAGAAAATGCGAAAGAAGAGCGGATCAATTATATTATTGCGATGAACAAAGGGTTAGAAAAGCTAGATATTGAAAGTGATAGAATAATTATTCAAAAATATTTGTTAAAGAATCGAGTTAATAGATATGAGGTTATGAAAGAGTTGAATTTATCCGAGGGAGATTATTATAGAAAAAGAAATACTGCTTTTTACAACTATGCATATGCATTAGGGATTGAGGTTGAGGAGCGTAAAGATTACTAATGATGAATAAGTTTTTAATATGGATTATAACCACCTGTGTAAACAAGCAGGTGGTTATTTTTATGTAAAAAAATGATGAAAAAGAGATAAAAACGAATCGTTATATACATATATCATATAAGTACAAAGTAGCAATGATAAATAGTATTAAGGAAGATTTTTTTAAAATAATTTTAGTTTTTGGTGAGAAAAAATAAATGGAAATTAAATGTAGATTTAGATGGCCTCTATTTTTAACAATTTTGCTTTGTTATAAGGGTGGGAATAGTATATGCGAGATTTGATTATCCAATATAAGGAAACTTTATGTAAGTTAGAGCGTGCTAAAACAAGTGCAAAAGAGGAAGAAATTAAAATATTAACGAGTATGATTAGTGATGTCACATATGCTTTGGAGTGGATGAAGAATGCAAAGATGCCGGGTAATCGCCGGGGAATAGAACGTAGAGCTGCTTACCAACGAGAAAAATCATATGATTCCTTGTTAATGCAAAGATATTTTCGTAGTACTGATACAACATATGAATGGGATGATGAAAACAAGGAAAGTGTCATTTCAGAATGGGAGAGAATAAAACTAGAAGATGCGCTCTCTACTTTGACAAAATATGAAAGAGAAATATATATCATGTCAAGAGGAAGAGGCATTACACAAGAGAAAATTGCTAAATATTTGAATGTTTCAAGAAGCACAATTAAAACGATTCTATATAGATCTGAAATAAAAATTGCTAAACAAGTAAGAAAAAGTCTTTTCTGCGAAAGTAGTTAAGGCTTTTTCTTATTTACAAACACATTCTTGTCACCATAGTGCCACCTATAAATAGAGAGTAATAAAATAAGTTTAAATGAAATATAAAAAATGAAGAATGGATACTAGCAAAAAGAATGAATGACCCAAAGGATATCTATAAATTAAATGAGAGATTTTAAAAATGACGGCATCTTTTTATTTACTACAAAATAGGCAGTAGTACATGAAAAACTACAGAAGGATGCGATTAGATGTTAGAACAAGATATAGATACAATGCCAATATGTTCAATTTGCCTTGAAAAATGTTTGTGGGTTTTGAAATTTCCAATCACAATTCAGTATTGTGAACAAATGTTTATTCGTGAGGTAGTTGACGACAATATAACAACAATATGTATTGAGTGTTTAGAAAAAGAAGTACAAATGATGAGTTAAAACGGGAGGGACTGCTAGTGGCGCGACCAATGAAATTGAATGATGAGCTGATAAATAGGTTGACTCAATATATTAAAGTAGGGAATTATATTGAAACCGCATGTGCGTTAGTTGGAATTAGTAGAAGTATAGTTTATGTTTGGTTAAAACAAGGGCGTAGAGCAATTGAAACGAGTGAAAAGACAGGTGAAGTAGTACCGAGAAAAGATAAGATTTATGTGAAGTTAGTCATGGAAATTGATCAGGCATTAGCATTTAGTGAGGCGAGAGACGTTGAGACAATCGGGGAGCATGCAAAATCTAATTGGAAAGCAGCAGCATGGAGATTAGAAAGAAAATTCCCAACTAAATGGGGAAGGAAAGATCAATTGCAAGCAAACGTAAATCATTCAGGAGAAATGAAAGTAGAGCATAATAAAATGGCCATGAAAATTGGGTGTGATGAGGAAATGCTTGATTTAGCTATGAAATTATTTGAAAAAGTTCAAGGAGGAGAATTACAATCATGACACGGATGAATGTGCATAAGTTAATAGATGAAAATACATTTAAAGAATTGGCAAAAGTGAACTACCCCTTTCTATGTTCAGTATACACATAAGGGATTCTATAAACATGCAAAACACACAAAATTAATAACAAAGATTTGCCAAGATTTAATTGAAGAGAAATTATCGACTAATAGATTAATGGTGTTTATGCCACCTAGGCATTCAAAATCACAGTCTATAACAGAAACATTGCCAAGTTGGTATTTAGGAAAGTATCCAAATAAGAGAGTTATAGAGGTATCTTATGCATCAAGTTTAGCTGAAAAGTTTGGTAGAAGAAATCGTGCTAAGATTGAAGAGTTTGGTAAAGAAATATTTAACATTAGAATTGATGAGCGACAAGGTTCAGTAACAGATTGGGCACTACATAACCACTCTGGTGGAATGTTGTCTGTAGGAGTTGGTGGTTCGATTACAGGGGAAGGAGCAGATTTACTAATTATTGATGACCCTATTAAAAATCGCCAAGAGGCCGAATCAATTACATACCGAAATCGACTATGGGATGAATGGGAAGATACTCTATCTACACGTTTACAAAAAGGTGCAAAGGTAATTCTAATTTTGACGCGATGGCATGAGGACGATTTAGCTGGTAGATTGTTAGAGAAAGAACAGGAGAAATGGACTGTGTTATCAATTCCTGCTATAGCAGAGTCAAAGGATGATCCATTAAACAGAATAATAGGAAGAGGCTTATGGGTTGAACACTATGGCCAAAATTATTATGAAGATAAAAAGAAGTTTTCCTCTGCACGCTCATGGTTATCTTTATGGCAACAAAAACCATCAAGTGATATAGGGAATATTTTTAAAAGGAACTGGTTTCAATATTATGATGTATTACCAAATTGGGAACAATTTGATCAAATTATTACTTCCTGGGATATGGCTTTTGATAACACTACAAATAAAAGTTCATTTGTGGTTGGACAGATTTGGGGAAAAGTAGATGGAGACAAATATTTAATTGATCAAGTGAGGGCACAAATGAATTTCCTAGAAACAAAGAAAGCATTTGTTGTTTTTCATCATAAATATGAGTCGATTCTTCGGAATTCTGGGTTTAAAAAGTCCATTCCGAAATTAGTTGAAAAAAAAGCAAATGGCCCTGCCATTATTAGTTCATTAAAGAATGAAATAAGTGGAATCATTCCAATAAATCCACAGGGTTCAAAAGAAACACGTGCTGAGGCGATATCCCCTGAATTTCAATCTGGAAATGTATATATACCTAATCCTAAAATACAATCTTGGGTATATGATTATGTAGATGAATTAGCTTCTTTCCCATCTGGTAAACATAATGATCAAGTAGATACAACGTCACAAGCCTTAGAATACTTTTTTACTAAGCAAAAAAAAATAATGGGTGGAAAAATAAAAAGAGTTTAGCTGAACATTACATGTTCAGCTTTTTTATATTGGTAAAGTTTTTATGAAAAACATTGAATAAATAATTTGTATATGAAAGGAGGCATAGGTTTTATGGTTGAGAAAAAAGCAATTAAGAATGTGAAAGTACTTAAAGTACAAAGTCGTGAGATGACTTTACGTAATGAGGAACTTCAAAGTAAACAAATGGCAATTGATCCGTTTGCACAAGTGTACGGTGATAAAGAACTAGTAAAGCCTCCATATGATATGCAAGTATTATTAAATTTGAGAGAAAGTAACCCTATTCACTCGGCATGTATTAGTGCAAAAGTAAATGATATTGCTGGTATGGGATTTGATTTTGCACCGCTAGATGAAGTGACAGAGGCAAATCAAGAACAATATAAGGAATTAAAACGTTTTATGAGATATTGCAACAATGAAATGACAAGTAGCGAAATACTTAGGGCAGTTTGGGAGGATTATGAAACTGTAGGTTGGGGAATTATAGAGGTTGTTCGTAACTTGAAAGGAGAACCAGCGCAGCTTCACCATATTCCAGCACATACGGTACGTGCGCATAAAGATAAGATTCGATTTGCGCAAATTGTAAATAATGAGGAGAGATGGTTTAAACGATTTAGTTATCCATATGATTTTAGGTTAGTAGATGGAGAAACGATTAGTGATAGCTTAGATGAAAACTCGTTATTAGACACTGAAGAAAAAGCTGGTGAAGTTATTGTAATTCGTAAATTTGGTTCTAGATCATCATATTATGGTATTCCCGATTATGTGAGTTCTATTGGTTCCATTGTAGGATCACAAGCTGTAAGAGATTACAATATTAATTATTTCACTGGTAAAACAATTCCAGATGCTGTTTTGTTTGTTGAGGGTGTTGATGAAATAGATGATTCAGTTGAAAGAGAATTAAAAACATTTTTCTCTGTTGAAACAAAAGGAGAACATCATAAGTTAGCGGTTGTTCCTGTCCCTGAAGGAGCAAAAGCTCGTTTAGAGAAATTAGGGCCTGATGTCAAAGAAGCGAGCTTTCGTTTATATCGTCAAGATAATGCTATGGAAATTTGTGTAGCTCATCGGGTGCCACCATATAGAATTGGTTGGGCTATGACAGGATCACTTGGGCAGACGACAGCAAAAGAAATGAATGAAATGTATAAACGATCAATTATTGAACCAGGTCAACAAATTTTAGAACATCGATTAAATACACAATTATTTAAAGAGTTTACAGGGACATTAGGGGAATTGGACTGGCAGTTTCAATTAAATGAAATTGATACAGATGATCGAGCGAGTGATATGCAATATGCAATAGATGGATACGAAAAGAGTATATTAACAAGAAATGAATGCCGAAAGGTCATTGGATACGAACCAGTTCTAGAAGGAGATAAATTTTTAAATGAAGATTCAAATTCTATTTAGTAGTCTTGCTAGAAAGTAGGAATATATTATGCCAAATGAATTGAAAAATGTAGAAATTAGTTATGTTTCATTAGTAACAAAGGGGGCTAATGGTAGGCCATTTGCAATTATGAAGGGTATGAACATGAATGGCTCTAATGTTTTGAAAAATGTTCCTATTTTAAAGAGGGAAGATGAAAAACAACTTGTAACAGGGGTTGTTTATGAACCCAATATAGAAGATGCACATGGTGATATCATGACGGCTGAGGAAATTGAAAGAGCGGCTTATAATTTTTTAGAGAAATATAGATACATAGATAAAAACCATGACGAGTTGGCAGGAAAAGGAACAGTAGTAGAAAGCTGGATTTCTAAAAATAATACGGTTGTTGGAAAACAAAATATTAAAAAAGGAACATGGCTTATGACTGTTCGAGTAGACGATAGTGAAACATGGAAAGAAATCAAAAAAGGGAAAATCACAGGCTTTTCGATGGGAGGGGTTGGAGAAAGAATGGAGATGCCACAAATGGATGAGTTTACACAAGATGAGAAAGGTGTAATTCGTAAGATGTTTAGTTTTTTTAAGTCACAGTATGACGAGGAACAAACTCAGGAGATGGATAATCAGTCATTAAATAATAAACAAAACTCTAAGATGCAAAAGGTATTTAATTTGTTTGAAGATGTATTTTATGTTGGGATTTGGGAGGGAAATGTAGATATTAAGCGTATGGTTTCCACCTTAGATGAAATGAAGGACATTTTAAATACAATGAAGGGTGGTGATACAGATTTCGCACCGGAAGATATTACAATTAATTCCATGAATGAAGTAGGCACAATCTTATATAAGAAAAATGATAAAAAATTTGATGAAATGATTTCTTTGATGAACCAAATTAAAGAAAATAAGTTGCAAAAAAACATAGACCAAAATTTAGATGAAATTAAAGACATTGTAAAGAGAGAAATGGGTCCTTTTCTCGAGAGGTTACAGGAGTTGGAAGAACAGTTAAATAAAGAACTTGAATCAACTCATGATACCAATGAATTAGGAAATGACAGAGAATCTAAAAAGACAAGTGAATTTATTCAGAAGGTAATAGATCCCATTTCAAAGAGACTTGAAGTAATTGAGCGATCAGCACAAGTTCGTAAAAGTCTTGGGGCCGATGCCAAGCCAACAAACGAGATGAGAAAACCAGTAAATAAATGGGTAGGATTAGATCTATAAAGATAAGGAGAAATGAATTTATGAATAATAAAGAATTATTAGCACGTATTGAACGAATTGAAAAGAGTACAATGACAACAGGAGGAATGAAAGCGGGGCTATTATATCCGGAACAAAGTAAAGAATTTTTCCGAATGGTATTTGATGCAACTCCATTTTCTCAATTGCATCGCAAAGAGATTCGTAAAGCGAAAAAAGGTGAATTAGATAAAATTGCAATCGGTGGTCGAATTTTACGTAGGAAAGTGGAAAATAGTGATGATGGCTATCGAGCAGGTGTAGAAACGTCGAAAGTTGAATATGATACAGTTTCTATTCGTTTACCATGGGAGATAACGGAGGAGTTACTTCGAGAAAATATCGAAGGTGAAGGATATGAAGATACTGTTATGACATTAATGTCAACTCAGTTAGGTATTGACCTTGAAGATCTGCATTGGAATGGGGATGTAACTTCAGAGGACCCATTTCTTCAAATTAATGATGGCTGGTTAAAACAAATTAAACAATCAAGTAAATCTCATATTGTCGATCATCTTAAATTAGTGACGGGAACGGGAGATGCTGAAGCTAGCGCTGGGTTTAGTAAAGACTCGATCTTTAATTTATCTAAGGCGATGCCTAATAAATATAAAAATGAAGGTTTAAAGTGGATTATGTCACCTGCTCGTAGAGAGAAGTGGATTGAATATTTAACAACTCGTTCAACTGGCTTAGGCGATGCTGCGTTATTAGGTACAGGGGATCAAGTTAATAAGCCGTTGGGGTATGAGATTGTCACAGTCCCTTCTATTCAAGATGATGTAATTATTTTTGCAGATCCTAAAAACTTTATTGCGGTAAATACGTATGACACGCGAGTTCGTAAGACTGTAGAAGGTAAATCTGCTGTTATGGAAGATAAGCGATTCTATGTTATTCATTTGGATGATGATGCAGTTATTCAAGAAATGGACGCAGTAGCAATTCTTACTAATATTCCTGATAAATTTGGAAATTAAGTAAGATAATTTGCATATGAAGATTATAGAATTGAAATTAGGCGGTACATATACTGCATATGGCTATACTTTTTTTAACGGAGTGAAGGAAAAGGTTGCAAATGAGAAAGCAAACTATTTACTGAGTACAGGACATTTTAAGTTAATAGATAGTATAGAGGTTAAAAAGAAAGAGAAGTAAAAGAGGTGGAAGGATGGAAATTACTGTACAGGACATAAAGAACAGGGTGAATGTTCAACGAATGCCCGATACGGTAATCCAGGAGCTCATTAGTCAATATGAATTGATTACTAAAAACTACTTGAAAAGTAAGCCAAGTAACCCAATGAAAGAGAAAGTTAGAACAAGTAAATTGGCTTGGCTTTCTTTTCGAGCAGAAAATTTGATCAAGGTAATCCATATTGGCTCTGGAGAAGAAGTTACCAGTTCAGTTTTTTCTGATGGTTGCACTGTATATGGTTTAAGTGAGAATCAATTATATGAATTTGAGTATACAATACAAGATTATGATGGGCTTTTGACTTTAATGAAAAAATGCATCATCGATATGACGTGTTATGCGGTAATTCGAACAAATCTACAATATGAAAATATGAAAAAATCAGCAAATATCGGAGATTACTCATATGAAATAAATATTGAATCGCTAGATGAGGAAACTGTTAATAAAAAGGTTTTAAAAGTACTAAAAAAATACCGAAGTAGAAACCCTTTAATAGCATTATGAATGAAAGAATAGGCTGTGAACATTAGATATGGAAGAATTATATATACATGAAGTAACTGTGAAAAGGAATCAAAAGGTAAAACAGCCGGCAGGAAATTTTAAAGAAGAGCCTGTCATTATTTATGAAAGAATGAAGTGTCGTGTAACAACACACACAGCGGTAGATAATGAAAGGTTAAAAAGAAATAAACAAAATTTTGAGCCGAATTTTAAAATTTATACTTCTGCAGAACATAACATCCATACAAATGATGTAATCTATTTTCATGATTATGTATTTGAGGTAAGAGGAGAACCAAGAAATCCATCATTTTTAAATCACCATATTGAATTGTATTGTGAGTTGTTGGAATAAAATGACGAATACATCGGAATTCATGGTTACACGTAATGTAGAACAGGTTAAAGAACAACTTAATAAAATAATGGTAGAAAGAATTATAAGTGCTTGCAATCAACTGCAACGAGAAATGAAACAAACAGTATCAGGTAGTCACAATGGCGTGAAGTATAAAATTCCACGATCGAGTCGCACATATATTGCTTCAAAACCAGGAGAGACATTTGCTTCTAGAACGGGAGAATTACAAGATTCTATTAAATATGGCTTACATATTACAGATACCGAAGTAGTAGGAACGATTGGAAGTCAATTAAAAAGAGCGGTGTATGTCGAAAATGGTACAAGTACTGTAGAAGCCCGACCTTTTTTCTTAAAAACGTTTGAAAAAGAGCGTGGGGAATTAAAAAGGACATTGGGAGGAGAACAATGACGACAAAAGCGATTGCAACAATCAGAAATATTATTGAGAAAGATACAATTGTGCAAAGTAATCTATCGAAATATGAAGGAGAGCCCGCTCTTACATTTCAAACTGCACAAAAAGATATGAAAATGCCTTATGCGGTAATGAGAATTGAATCTAATAATCCGGATGATATAGAGGTAATTGATCGTATGATCCTCACTTTTGATATATATTGTGGCCAAGGTGATTATGAAAAAGCAGATGTAATTTCAAGGCGAATAGAACATTTGTTAGACAGAGAAGCGGGATTGTTAAGAGATTCTGGTATTATTACAATTCATCGAGCAGGCAGTATTACAGTTCCAGATGAAGATCCATCAATTATTCATATTAGTATTAAGTTTCTTGTACGGGTAGGAAGAATGGAATTATATTAAGGAGGGAAAAAAATGAGTTGGAAGCTTATTAATGGTGTACGTGAGGGTACAACTGATAATTTTGTTATTGGACCGGGTGTAATGTATAAAGGTTTTAAAAGTGTAAAAGACCTAGGTGAGATGCTAGGAGCTACTACAGGTGGATGTAAAGTGGGGTTTACTAGAGAATACTATGATGCTGATATTGATGGTGTTTTAGGAAAACTAGTTCGCGGAAAATGGCTATTAAAAGATGAACCACATATGGAGGTTACACTTGTAGAGTTTACGAAAGAAAATTTAGAGTTAGCTCTACCAGGCGTAGATGTAGATAGTACGACTGATAACGATTATAACATTGTAAAACCAACCAATGAAATTAAAGACACAAGTTATAGTGATATTGCAATAGTAGGTGTAGTTTCAGGAAGTGATATTCCGGTTATTTTTGTTATCCGAAATGCAATGGTAGTTTCTTCTGTAGAAATTGATTTAAAAGATGGTAAAGGAACTGTAGGACTTAAATGCAAATTTATTGGTCATTATAGCGAAAATTCGCCTAATACACCCCCTTATGAAATTTATTTACCAAAGAAAAAAGCACCTAAACTACCTACAACAAGTAAATAAGTTGTAGGTTTTATTTTTAGGTCATAAAAGGAGATATTAAATATGACAACAATGCTAGAAAAAATGATGCATAATAGTACAGAAATTACAATTTCAGGTCAGAAGATGAAGATGAGACGTTTAAATGTAAAAGATGTTTGGCGTTTTACTAAGATTATTTCTAAAGTTGGTCGTCATGCAATGACTGATTTTATGGAGTTTGGGAAAGAAAAGAATGAAAACGATGAAAAAATCAAATTAGCCCAAATGAATGAAGAGCAACAAGAACAGTTAAATGAAATTGAAAAACAACAAAAAGAAAAGGGTTTAGAGTTTGTCTTTCAATTATTGTCTATGATTCCGGAATGTGAAGATGAGTTTTCAGAATTTTTCTCTAGTCTATTACAGATTAAGCGTGAAGAATTCGATCAGTTACCACCAGAAGCTATGGTAGCAGTTATTGAAGGATTATTAGAAAGTGAAGATTTAATGTCTTTTTTCAATCAGGTCAAGGGTCTAATCAAATCTCAAAGTCTCAAGTGGAACAAACAAAAAATGTAGAAAATGATTCTAATAAATACATAGAAGAAACAGAGCAAAATATGCTAAGGGCTTTTGATAAAGTCCAAAAACGGTATGGATGGACAGATGATTATGTCTTATCCATACCGTATTCTCGTTTAATGGACTTATTTTCTTTTATTAGTCAGGAAGAGCAACAAGAAGAATTAAATGAATGGAAAAAGATGGCCTTTATCGGATTTCAAACAAGGCAATTAGAAGAAGGAACAACTTTTCATGACTATTTGCAAGCTTTTGGACTTACGGAATCTAGGTCGGATGGGGAAGAAAATGAGACTTTGGAAGTTTGGTCCAAAGAGGAATGTATCGACCATGCAAATAAGCTGATTGCAGAGTTTCAGTTTGAAGACGATAAGGAATAAAAAACTTCCTAGTTAGAAAGGGGGGAGTGAATGTTTACAGAAGTATTCCAGTTGTTCGGTACAATTGGAATTAAAGCAGATGAAGCTTATAAGGATTTAGCAAAGTTTGAGGAAAGTTTACAAAAGGCTTCTAAGAACATACAAGAAAAATTTCAAAAACCAGCAGAAGTACTTAATCAAATAAATGGCCAAATTCAAAAATTTGGTAGCGGGGCGACCAATGTTTTTGGGAAGATTGGTAACAAAGCGGATCAGGCATATAAAGGTGTAGAAAAGTTTGAAGAGAGAGTGCAAAAAGCCTCTAATACAATGCAAGAAAAAATCCAAAAATCAGCAGATTCTCTTGGGAATATTAGCAAGCAAATGCAAACGTTTGGTGACACTATTTCAAATAAAATCACAAAACCGATAGAACAAGTCAATAGCAAAGCTTTACAATTTGCTAACGATGTGGAAGGTTCTCAAAAAAAACTACAGGATATGCTGGGATTAACTGAAAAAGATGCAAAGAGTTTGGCTGGAACTATTCAACCTATCGCTCAACAAGTCGTGAAGATTTCTAATATAGTAATACCATCGTTGAAACAAACGGTTGAGTTAATCAAATCTGTTTCTAGTCTTATATCTAAGGCGAGTGAAATCATTGGTGGCCTTGTAAATATAGTTAAAACATTAATGCAAATACCGGGTGCAATTACGGCGATTATTAAAGATGCCTTAAAACTTATTAAAGTTTTTAGTGAGTTTGCACAGATATTGACTGGTCTTGGAAAATCAATGTTTTCATTAGTATTAAGCCCATGGGGTTTTGCGATAATTGCAATGGTTGCTTTAGTATATGTGCTGTATAAAAATTGGGATTCAATTGTGAAATATACAAAGCAGGCAGTACAATGGGTCAGTGATATTTGTTCTAAAGGCTGGGATGCTATCGTTAAAGTTGCGAAGTCAGTATGGGATAGCTTGTCAAAGTTTTTCTCAAGTTTTTGGGAAGGAACAAAAAAAGTATTCCAATCTGCGGTATCGTTTATAGATAAAATACTTAGCGGGGCATGGAAAATAATTACCACTGTAATTACAATGTATATCAACATATGGAAAAAGACATTTGAAATTGGTTGGAATTTAATAAAAACGATATTTAATATAGTGCTAAACGTAATAAAAAGTGTTGTTAAGTTTGCTTTAGAATTTATTAAAAGTTATATTTCTACTGCTATTAAAACATGGCAAAATATTTTTAAAACTGGCTGGGATATTATAAAAACAGTTTTTACGACGGTGCTAAACTTTTTGAAATCATTTATAAGTGGTGCATTTCAAGCAATTCGCAGCATAATTACGACTGTGATGAATGGGATAAAAACCTTCATTTCTACAGTGTGGAATGGAATAAAGGTAGTTTTTACGACTGTATTAAACTTCTTAAAATCAGTTGTAAGTAGTGTGTTTCAAACAATTCATAGCATAATTACGACTGTAATGAATGGAATAAAAACGGTTGTTTCTACGATTTGGAATGTAATTAAAACAATTTTTATAACTGTATTAGAGTCCATAAAGAATTTTGTGGTTACAGCATTTCATTTTATTAAAAACACAATTACGACTGTAATGGATATCGTAAAGTCTATTATTGTAACCGCATGGAATTTTATTAAAGAAACAATAATAGTTGCTGTTCGGACATTTGTTAACTTTGTGGTGGATAACTTTAATAAGATAAAAAACACAATATTTAGTGTTGTTGGTGCTATTAAAGATTTCATAGTAAGTAACTTTGCAGCAATTAAAAAAGCTATCGTCGGAGCGTTTGACGGCGTTGTTGATACAGTAAAGGATGTATTCAGTAAAGTTGGTTCTATAGTTAAGGGGATAGCAAACGACGCTGTAAGCTGGGGGAAAGATATTATTGCTGGTATTGGTAAAGGTATGACATCTATGGCTGGCTGGGTTGTTGATAAAGCTAAAGGCGTTGTAGACGGAATACCAAAAGCAATTAAAAATTTCTTTGGTATAAAATCTCCTTCTCGTCTAATGATGGAGTACGGCGGATATATTACAGAAGGTCTTGGAGTAGGGATGGAAAAAATGATCCCGGCTGTGGACAAGGCTTCTGGATTGTTAAATAAAGCGGTTGTTCCACCGAAACCGATGCAACTAGTAACGGATGTATCTACCCGAATTGGACAAATGGGGGCACATTCTGCTGATATGATTGGAAAAGCTGCACATCCATTTGCGGGGCACTCTTCTGTTGAAAAGAAAACAGATAAAGGTGTTACAATTCAAAATGCTACATTCAAGGTTGCTGTTGAAAAATTGCAAACCGCAGAGGATTTTGTGAAAATGAGAAAATTACTACAAAACGTAGTTGCTGACGATCTAATGGGAATGGCGGTGCGGAATGTATGAGTATATTAAAAACATTGCATAGAAGAGCTGGTTCATATCATCTCTTATGGGATGCTACAGAATTAAAAAGTACAATTAAATATACTATTAATTTTTCATGGCCTGGGACATATAACTTTTCTTTTATGTCCCAAGTTCCAATTGGTTCTGATGGTATGTTACCAGATAAATACTTTATTGTTCGGGTAAATGGTATTGAAAAATTTAGAGCAAGAGGTGCTTATGCCTGGGAAGCAAGAGAAATTTTTGTTGGCTCAGGGCCACAAACAATTGAATTTACAACAAGCGGTTACGGTTCTTCTAACGTAGCCTATTTGCGTGATGTTTATTATCATGCATATGGACCTATACCTACAATTGCAATGATTGAACAAACGAAAATGCCTAAATCCTTAAACGGATTAAAAAATTACAATGTTATGCATGGATATCCTCGTTACCAAAGTACTGGTAATAAAGGATGTGAAGTAGAATTTACTGCTTTATTCAATGATATCAGTCATTGGCGTGAATTCATGAGTGAAATATATCGCCCTCATATTATTACAGGTGATTACGGTACCTACGGTGGTATTATTCCGCCTAATGAAGTTGATGCAATACGTAAAGGAACGCTAGTAATAGCAAAGTGTAAATTAATATCTATGTCACAAGCTGGTATTGGAGTTGATGGAATGTGAGAGAAGGATCTATTTCTTTAATCAGAATGTTGGGGAGCTATTTCCAAGTGGGGAATAATGCTCCTAATTTAATTGTTTATATGAAAAAAAGAGAATCTTCTTCTTATGTACAAATACAACATCGTGTAATGAGCCTGGAAGTGCAGGAGAACGCAGATCAGTTCGCAAGTACATTTTCTATTACCTTTGCTAATGAATATGGGCAAATGGCACCTGATAACTGGTATGGTAAGTTTTCTTCCATTCAAGAATGGTTTTACAACAGTGAAGTATCAAACACAAACCAATTATATCCGCAGACTGAGTTTAAGGTTTCTATCGGTTATGGTGAAGAAGCTTTACCGTATATACATGGTTTTGTATCTGACGTAAAGGTGAATGCTGAAAGCGGCACAATATCAGTTACCTGCACAACATCTTATAAAAAGGTTCTACAAAAATCAGTAATTCCAACGCGGGGATCAGATGAAATTGTTGCACCTACCGGTAATGTGTATGATGTAGTGAAATTCTTCCTTGAAAAAGCAGGAGTTACATTACACGGAAGTAGGGTAAACATTCCCGGTACAAATCAAAGCTGGATTATTGAAGGAGCAACAGGAAAGAGATTTCAAAAATGGGATGAGATTGTTCGCGATATCATAGATACAACATTCCATTATATTAAACACGAACCAGACGGAAGTTGTACATTTATGAAAATGCCAGACTATGCAATTAATGAGCCTGCAAAGTTTAGTTTTAGAGAAGGCGAAAACCTTATCTCTTTAGATATGCAGCTAACTGACCAGGATATAAGTAACAGCATTGTTGTTAAATGTGGAGATTATGCAAACGGATTTCTTAATTCGTTTCTATTAAAAAATGTATCGCAGGGTGATTTACGAGAGGAAATGATAGAAGTTCCCTGGGCGACAACGTTTTTTGCAAGAAGAGCGGTTGCTGCAGCTTATCATTTAAAAGCAATCCAGAAGTTCAGAACATTAACTGTAGCGGTCATTGGAGATCCTAGGATTCAATTATTCGATGTGGTTTCTGTTTACAATAGAGATTCTGGGCAACAATGGAACTACTTTGTTAAAGGAATTAATACCATGATATCTGCTGATGATGGATTCTATCAAACTTTAGATTTATCTGTTAACTATGGGTATGAACCAGCTCCATATACAGATATAACTGGTATTACAGTAAATGTAGATACATTACGTTTAAAACTTTGGGATTGGGATGTAGAGGATGGCGATTTATTAAATATTTACTGTAATGATAAATTAATCGAAGAAAATTATTTCATCCGAAATAACCCGACGTATGTTGATATTCCGCTTGAATATGGCGTGAATATTATCGTATTTGAAGCAGTTCGGAATCCTAAAGGAATTCTTACAGGACGTTTGCAAGTATTGGATACGCAAAATAATATCTTGTTTGATTATGGTTCGTTACCAGATTTATCATTTCCTAGGGTAAATCAAAACAAAGATCACTATTATATCCAACGACCAGCAAAAACTTGGTCTGTTACGAGGGTAAATTAGGGGTGATTCAATGATAATGCAAAAGAACTTATATGATCCTATTATGTATTTAATGAAAGGGTTAATTGATAGGGAATTTTACAGCGGTGGAAAACCGATTCCTGGTAATGATCCAAATGACGTATTTAAAGAAGGCATGACCGAAGGATATACGCTTATTCGTGATGGTGCTCGTTTATCTGCAGTCGATGGAGATAAATATTTACACTATGATTTAGCTTTTAATGCACACAGCATGCTAGAAAAGGTTCTTGTCTCTCATAAAGTAACAGGAAAAGAAATGGAGATACAATTAATATACAATGCACAAAAGCAATTAGAGCGTGTGCAGCCGAGACTTCTTAATAAAGGTAACGGTATACTATCTGATTTAACAATTCCCGATGTGTCGTAATGATGCACGGGAATTTTTTAATACAAGAAAAAGGGTGATTACTCTTGTTTGAAACAACCTATTTAGCTGGTGGTCGATTAGATCCACCTTTTCATCCAACAAAAACAGAACCATTTATACCTGGTTTTATTATGGATTCTTTTTCGTTCCAAACAAATGAAACTACATATACTTTACCTGCAGATATGGAGCTGTATGCAATAAGTGTAAGTGCATCTATATATGAATTAGATGATAAATGGAGCTTAGTCGTGAATGGTAAAACGATTTGTAAAAACATATATACCAAGGATATTCCCGAAGGTATGCACTTCATGGTTTATAAACCTTTAGCAGCAGGAAGTACTGTTCAATTTTCATTTAAAAATCAAGGTATTCTTGATAAAACAGTATGGTTTGAATTGCATTTTTTATCATAAAGGAGGGGTATCATGAGTTTTGCTGTTACGTATATGGCGGGCGGTAGATTTGACGCTCCTTATTTCCCTACAAAAACGGAACCGTATATAGAAGGTAGAAGAATTGGAATAGATGATTCAATAAAAAAAGATGAATTCTCACTACCATTCGATACAGAGTTAATTGCATTTTCTATAGCTGCATCAAGTTATAGTGATCGTGATTATTGGAATCTATTTATCGATGGGAAACAAATATTTAAAAATGTTTATGTAAAAGATGTACCAGAAGGGTTCAATTTTTCTATTATTAGGCCTATTCCGGCTAACGCCGTATTAAAGTTCGAATACCACAATATAACCGGCACATCCAAAGTAGTAAAGCTGAATTATCAACTATTAAGAGATTAGGAGCGTGAAACCTATGGCATATATTGAAAAAATAGTATCAGAAGCAGAATTTCATATGGAGTTAGTAAACACCATGGTTGCAAATGGATGGAAGAAAGTAAGTAGCTTTTATAAAACAATTTATAAAGCTACTAAATCAGAGGAACCTGAACATAAATATTGGGCTGCGAAGCATGTGGTTTTAAAAAATAACGATGGTGGTTTATACGGAATTGTCCAAGCTTGGAAATGGACTACAAAGTCTAAATTAAACATTGATTTTTCTAAGCCAGAGGGAAAAACCGAATTTAAGACATATTTAGAAAACAACCCACAATATAAAGATCGTTCATGCATGTATTTGTATATGATTGAAAAGCTTCCAAGTTATCTAGAGGATAGTGTAATTATTATGGGAGCAGAAGACAATAAAGAATTCCAGTCTATTATGGATGTTGAATTGGCTGAGGTGAAAGCTATAGAAAAAACGGGACACTCCAACAACGGACCTTATACATATACCGTTTATGAATATACAGATAATCCAGATTTAATGATGTCGCCTTGGGTTAAATCGACTTTAAGGAATCCTAAATTGCTAAATATAGACGCTGATACAAATTGGTGGCCAGATTCTTTAGTACGTATTACAGGGCAAATTGATAAAGATAGGGTTGTCTTATTAATACAAGCAGATAAAACTCCCGCATTTGAGAATAATACTGTCCCTGTAACTCCGGTATACATGGGACGATTAGAAAGCTATGCAAATGATGACACTATAGCGGATGCTCTTTGGGCTGGAACTGCTTACGATGAAGGTGGAGAAAGCTCTTCTCACAGTTTTAATTTTGAAAGTAAAACGCCATTTAGGGATGTATCTAGCTATATGCCACGCACAAAGCAATACCCTAAATCGCCAGGTAACGGCATTGATAACGTAATTATTAAACGTTCTCGTTTTGGTGCAAGGTACCAAGCGCATTATATTGCATGGAATATACCGAGTAATATTATGCCACCCGATCGAAAAGGTGCTAATGGTGGCCAATATCCTACAGCGTGGCAAAGCCACGATAATGACGAATATAAGTATCAATTCAATCCATCTTTATATAGCGGTAGGGTTCATACTTCTAGGGCTTATATTGTACATCCAGATGAAGGGGTGCGCGGTTATATGCCTTATGTTGTCCTTCTTTCTCCGCTAGGATTGTTAAATGGAGATAAATTAAAAGTTAGACAAAATACATGCCCAGATACGCATGATATCTACAGATTCTTTACCGTAGATGCAATTTCACCAATTACAAAAATGCCAGCTACTGCATATCGCCCAGCAGGGTTAGGTATTTTCGAGAAAACAATATAGGGGATGAATATAAATGTGGTTCGATAAAATTGTAAATTTACAAACCTTGCCTACTGAATTAGAAAAGTTATTTATAGATCACGGATGGAAACGTGATCTATTTTTCCGTATCCGGAGAGAAACCAGCAAATTTATTGATGTCCGATTATTTGAATCCACTGGAAGTGATTTGGAGCGTAGAAGATTTGGTTTTGCAGTTGCATATGATACTGCTGATTCAGATTTCGCAGATTCCAGATATGTAGCCACAGAATCACGATTAGGGGATTTTGGAGTGGGAGATGGGGAAAAAACAAACTTCATTATTCCTACTTCTCCAATCATTGCGAGTTCTTTATCCATTTATATAAATAGTATCTATCAAGAAAAAAACACTTATACTGTGGATGGTCGAACCGGATTAATTAAATTTAATACACCAGTAGCAAAAGGAGCTAGAGTGACAGGGGAATATCGTTTAGCTAGCGATGCATATGAACCAACGAATGATATTATTTTCTTTACTTACACTCGATACTTTATTGAGAAAGAAGTGAAAATTAGTGATTCAGATGCAGATTTAGGGAATGGTAATGGTACAAAAACAGCCTTTAAATTACCATACCCAGATTTTGATGAAAGCCGTTTTGCAGTATACAAAAACGGAACAATTTTAGATGCAAACAACTATACATTTACAGGCGATACTATTATTTTCAAAGTTGCTCCTGCAAGTGCAGACAACATAAAAATTGCAGGTACACGTTTGCTAGAATCTAGTAACGGTAGCGATGTAACAGAAATACTAGCTGCAAAGACATCATTTGACGTACAAAGTACATCTAAAGTCCTAGCTGAAATCTTTACATCTATCAATTTTGTGAACGCTTCACCATATACAGTACTAAGTTTGACACCGGAGCAAAAATTCACAAAGGATTGGAAACGTGATTCTGTTGTTTACATGTACGGTAATGCTCACAAAGATCGTGTTGTAATGTTTATGCGAATCGATCCAACACCAAGCCCTGTACGAGCTTTGTTTGTTCCATTGTACATCGGAAGAATGTATCCATTTGATAATAAACCGCAAAAGAATTTAATTATTATGGGCGGCTGCCGTTCTGGAGAAGAATTCAACAATTCTACCAAAAAAATCGGTAATGCAAATATGGACTATGGTGAAAACACAACCGGTGGAAATCTTACGCCTGTTTTGTCCCAATCTTTAACCGGGTCTATGTATCAGCAGCATTACCTTGCGTTTATTACTCATAATGCCGATATCGATAGTGGCCAAGGGAGATTTAACCCTTCTATGTATAGCGGTAAATACCATTTATCACAAATTTATATCGTACACCCTAATGATGGATATGTAGGGAAACTTGACGATGTATATGCTGTACATCCAAAAAATATTCAACAAGCAGACGAGCTTGAAATTGAAAAAACTGTAACAGATGAAGTGATTGGTAAAGGTGATGGAACTAAAAAGATATTCCATTTAGAGCACAAACCAAAAGGAGATACATTGAATCTATTCATGGATTGTAAGGAAGTTCCTAAAACGGCTTATGACTATAATCCGGATGATAAAACCGTAATTTTTAAGGAATTCCCTGGTGGTGAAATTCTAGCTAATTATCAAATGGCGCAATTATATCGCTACACATTGCCAACAACAGCGGTTTCTCCATTCACAAGTAAGTTTTCGCCGTTCAATCCAATTGGCTTAGCAATCTATAAAGAAGATATTTAAACAAGAAAGGGGGAAGGCAAAAGATGAATGAGAAAAAATATTCAATTGCTGCCCCTTCTTTATTTATAAATGAAAAGAATCATATAGTTTCTGTTAGTCCAGGTCTACCATATGAAAAGACTTATTGTATTTCAATTTCAATTACTAATCCTTTTGGGAAAAACGAGCATGAGTTTCCTGTAAGTATGCCGCCTAATTCAAGGTTTAAAGCTGTTAAAGAAGATTCTGCTGATGTATTTGCAACAAAAGTAAATAGGATTAAAGGTGTCTTCTCTGATGTAATTAACCGGGCTTCCAGGGACATTGAAGTTGAAGCAAGTATGACAACATTAAACGCTTTTAGTATAGACCGTAACGTTAATATAGATATTTCTGAAATGGAACACTCCTTACATTCAAAATGCTTTGCAATAGATATTACAGATGATGAGTCAGCAAAGCAGCGTAGACGTATTTTTGATATGGACCATGTGAAAGAAGAATTTGTAGATAAACCATTTGATACACATGAAATTACAATTGTAAATGAATCTATTATGTCTAGAACTACAGATGAATATGAAATGAATGAAGTCATAGAAGAAGAGCTTCTTCATAAGAAAATTCGTGAGTTTGCTACAGAAGTAGAAGAACTTCCCGAATGGGTAAAAGTAGCTCGTGTATTGTATGGAGAAAAATTCTACGAAAGTATATTAGCAGACCGAAAAGAGAAAGAACTGCAGTCAAGTACGTTTGAGAATGACACGGGTGAGATTGTAATTAAAGAGTTAGCTGCGGTAACAACAAATCCTTTAGAAATGGCGGATAGATGTATTCATGAAGTGGCTGCTTCTTATGAAGAATATGATCTATTTAACGATCTGGGACTACCCGTTTATTTACCTGATTATGATCTATTTGCAAGAATCCAAAGAGAATTAAAAGCAGACTATGCAAAATTTGATACTGCAGATAGAAATATTTTTCAAGTTGACGGGGGTTCAATATCATTCGAATTAGCTGAAAGAGAACAGATAGAAACAATAGCAGCAGTTGTAATCTATGAAACATCAATGCGAAAAAACTTATCTTTAAAACTAGAAACCTTTGATATAGAAGATGCCAAAAGAATTCAAAATGAGGTGATAGCATCCTCTGTGCTTTATGAACACGCAAATAAAATTCACTCATGTCATGAAAGTGAAATTGAAGATGAGACACAATCAATTCGAGTTACAAATGAATTAATCGGGAATTCTATCGAAGGAATGGAACTGATGGATAATAAGAGCCGTGAACTTCCTATTGATGTAGTCGATTCTTCAGGTGATTTTATTTTAACTCGGGATCTTATTGTAGAAAACATTATTGAATTTGATAGTGCTACTCGTGAAAATGAACTAATCCATAACATACTAGACAATGAAACCAATGCTCACAAAGTATTATCAGAAATAATAACAGATTCCATTGAATCACGGGAATTTAATAGGAAATCACAAAATATCCATTCATACATTACAACAGATGAATTGAGCGCACGAGAAACCAAACAAATTGATGTTATAGAGGGAGAATCCTCTACAGCAGATAGAAGTATTATCGAATTAGAAGCCAAAAATGAAGAGATGGATTTATTTGAAGGTATGGGACTACCTGTTTATTTACCTGATTATGAATTATTCGCAAGGGTTCAACGGGAGTTACAAGCAATGACAGTGTTGTCCGATATAATGGATCGTTCTAAAGTTACTATAAATTCTGGAATCGTTGATACCATTGATATGGAGCGTTACGCACCAAATATCATGACGGATGCTTCCGGAATAATAGATTTTAAAAGACCTGTATTAGAATTAGATTCACAAATCGCTAATGATTATGATGCTGCTGACACACTTGCAAAGCAGTCTTTATTACAAGAACTAGATGCATTTGATAGAAATGTACGTGTAGCAACTGATATAGAAGAATTCGAGCGATTTAATAGTGATTCTTGCATAGAAAGTTCAGTAGAGGAATTTGAACCATTCGAGAAAGTTCTTGGAATTAATACTGAAATTAACGAAAGTGAAAGGTTTATTATTAATAAATTCATTGATACAGAGTACATGCAATTTGATGATTTTCTTGTTAATGATATTTACCCTACTGAAATCATTGAAGTTGATGAAAATAGAAAAGTTCAAAAAGAAAAACCAAAATTATGGTTACGTCATAGCCGTTCTTCATGGTGGACAAATTCTAATTGGAAGAAAACAAGATAGGGAGAAATAAAATGGCGAAAATCGGGGATATTTTAAAGCAACCAGAACCAGGTTGGAAACGATTCGATGATACAAACCCCCTTATTTCTTACAAAGGTACAAACTGGTATTTACTTTCAAGGGGCGTAGTACCAAATAGTTACAACGAAACACGAATGTGTCAACGTGATGATCCAAGCAAAGGTTCTGTAGAATTTTCGTTTAATGGTACAGGTATTCGAGTAATTACCACCCAGCAAATGAATAGATCACCAGATGTTTTTGTTGAGATAGATGGAATTCCCTCAGGGAGCTATTCATCAGGTAACTTTTTGATGATTAAAAACCAAGTGTTATTTTATGAAAAGGTAGGGTTGTCTGAGGGAGTTCATACGATTAAACTAACGGGGAGTTATATGGAAATGGATGCGTTTGATATCTTAAGAGGAGATATAATTCCTCCTCCTATTAAGATAGGGGATATTCTAAAAGAACCAGAACCAGGTTGGAAGCGTTATGATGATAACAATTCTTTTATTACGTATGAAGGTAATTGGCAAATAAATTTATCTTCTGCAGCCGCTTATTCCGGTAAATACCATGTTTGTAGTGGTAAATCAAAAATAAGTTTCTCATTTGAGGGTAGTAAGCTTCGTATAATAGGTGGTACTAGTAGATATTGGACTGGCACTGTTTATGTCGAGATAGATGGTGAAATTTGTGGTTCTTATACGATGGATGATCCCGATTCTTGGGGGGAATATTCTATTCTCTTATATGAAAAAAACGATCTACAGTACGCAACTCATAATGTGGTCTTATATGCAGATGATACGAGTACTTTAGATGCCTTAGATATTGATGATTCTGGAAAGTTGTTGCCGCCTAGACCAAAAGTTTCGTTATACAAAAAACAAAGTGGAAAAATCCACGTGGATGATTTTAATTCTATAAACCCGGAATGGATTATATCACCTTCGGATTCATTTAGTATTGCTGCAAGAAAAGGCTTTATAAGATTGAACCATTCGGCTGATAGAGATGTAATGTTATTAATTGATAAGCCGCAGGGAGATATAGCAATACAAGTCATTGCTGATTATACCCCTGATGTTGAAGGGGATAAAGGCGGATTAATCATATATCAAAATGCTGATAATAAAATAGAATTTCTTGAATCTCATTCTATGAATAGTTCTAAAGAACACAAGGAATGGCTTGCGACTTCTACTGGTGAACAGTGGGACTTTTACAGTAAGGTGGATGCTACCTTTGATTATGCAGATAGCGACAAATTAGAAGCGACTAAAATTGGTGTTGTATTAAAGAAAGGTGTCGCAGCCCCATACAAGCCACTAGATATTGATCGTATCATTATCACGAGTGGCCACAAATTAAAATTAAGACAACTGTTCCCAAATAACAAAGTAATTCTAAAAGATGAAAATGGAACTACACTTTCTATTAATCAAGTGGGCAAATTAAATACCGGTATAGATATAAACTTACCCTCTTTAGAGTTTCAAGGGGCCATTGAAGTTTACGATGAACAAAATAGACTTATTGCCGAAAAGAAAACTCTCTTTTATGGCGGTGACATCTATAATATGGGTTCCCCTATAAAGATCATAATGGACTCTAAAGAATTAAACGATACTGATTCAACTGATTTAGGCTATATGATCGAGGGAAAAAGAATCATTAAAATGATTGTCCAAAACGAAAATTCTGTAGCAGTTCAAAATCTCAAACTTTCTATTGAGCAATACATGGAAAAGGTGGGATATACGTGGGCAGATATTTCGTTAGATAACTTAGCTTGGGTAAAACAAATTTCAATAAATACATTAGGCGCAAATAGTTTTAGGGAGTTTTGGGTGCTGGTAACTAAAGATTTAAACTACATTGGTTTTGAGCCTATTTTATTTAACATTAAATTGCTACATGATTGAGGTGTTTATATGGGTACTGAAATGAAAATCAATCGTTTTAAAGGTTCTTCAGGTGATAATTCATCCCCTGTACTTATTGAAAAATCTGAGCAAATACTTGTACAAAAAGGACAAACTCAATACCTTTCAATTAATATGGAATTTAATAAATTTGACATTCGAACTATACATGTAACAAACAGCAAGAACGTTGAAGCTATCATTACAATTTTTGATAAAAAAAAGGATGGTCTGCAGATATATAAGAGTCTTCAAGAAAAGAAGACTTACGATATATTAGCCATTCCTTGCGAAGACAAAGATACAACAAGTTCTGCACATTTGTATATTGAAAACAAAGGAAATGAACCGGCCTTATTTACGTTAATTATTAAAGCAGTAAGTTTAAAATAAAGGAGTGTCTTTTATGGAAGAACATATTTTTAAAAGATTCACACCGTTAAAAAAGGATATATTTAATCTGGTTATTAACGAGATGTTACGTGTTGGTTGGAAACAGATAAATGAAGGAAAATCAACTTCAAATGATGTCTATGTTATGTATTCGAATGGCAATGATGGTAAAAAAAATATTTATATCGAACTTATACCATATGATGGAAGGAATATGGAGGAAAGCCCAAAAAAAATAGATTTTGACGTTAGATCAACGATATATTCTGATGCCTTCTTTAAATTTTGTTATGGATACGATAAAGAGAAAGGCCGTGGGACTAGTTCCGATCAATCTTGGCCGACTAGTTGGTTCCGGGGAAGGAATTACAATGATGGATTCGCTTCAAATGGTCCTCAAATTGCTATAGATACTGAAATTGAATTCTATCTATTTGTTGATAAGGAAAAATTTATAACCTGTACAATTCCACCTATAAGCACAAGATTAGCTCCTGCAGTTACATATATTGGGGCACTAGGGGGATTAATGCTAGAAGAAAAACATGAACCATATACACGTGCTTTAGTTTGGTACGCTAGTGCTTGGAGTGGAAATTATTCAACCAGTAACAATGGCCTTACTTTTAATCGCCCAAAAGGATCTAACGATACAACTATGTCACAATCATATCGTAGTACTTGGCTGCAAATACCTACAGGATTAAATCCAAATATCGATAATACCTTTCTACTATCTCCGTTTTATATTTTATCAGATAGTTATGGTGTTCGTGGTAAGCTAGAAGGAATATATCAAACTAGTAATTCGCAAATAGTAAATGGTGACATATTAGAGATTGAAAGAAATAACGAAATTCATAAATATAAATATATAAATGCAACTGGTAGTTATGGTTCCTTACCTGCTTCGTTAGCATTCCGTATTGAATGAGGTGATTATCATTACTGTCTTTAAAGGTATTATTTTTGAGCCTGAATTCCTATCATTAAAGAGAAATTTAGTTCAAAGAAGCGGCAAAATTATTGACGATATTTTTTTTATCGGAAGTAGAAAACCTCTAAAACGAAACGGAATGATTTTTTGTGAGGATTTAATAGTAAATAATGATTCAAAACAAGAAGTGAGCTACCCTCGCCAAGAACCATTAGAGCATTGTTGGAAGAGACTAAATATGTAAATTCTAAGCTTACAACAGTAGGCTTTTTTATTATGACTAAAATTTGAAAGGAGGTGAGGACTTGGAAAGAATTCACGAACTCATAAAAGTATTGAATATAAGTGATGTTATTACAAGTACTCAATTTAAAGTAGGTGGTGTTATAAGTTGTGGATTAGGAACATTATTTAGTTTTCTGTATGGGAAGATGAATTTAATTTGGATTATCATTTTGGTATGGGTAGTTATATTAGATTGGATAACTGGTAGTAAGGCTTCAAAATTAGATGGTACGTATTCATCACAATATGGAATTGAGGGCATTGCACGAACTGTGGTGCTTTTTTTATTACCTTCTTTAGCGCATTTATTTGATATTGCATTTAAACTACCAGAATTTTTCTTTTTTATGGTAACGGGTGGTTTAATTTATCATATTTTTAATAGTTTTACAGCCAATTGTGTACGGATTGGCTGGGATAAATGGATTCCTACTTGGTTGTTAGAAAGTGTATCTTCTGAAATAGAGGCGAAAATTAGAAGATCAAAATCTAGAAAAGAAAAAAATTAAATAAAGACAAATATAAAAATGATAGCAAAAGGAGCAGTCTCAATTGAGGTGCTCTTTTTATTTATGCAAATATTAAAGGGGAAAATAAGAAATGAAAAAATTAATGAAACAATGTAGCGCGTTATTTATCATGTGTATTATTTTATTTTCTTTTTCTGCAAGTGCTTTTGCAGATAGAGAAATGATTATTCCAGATTTACCTAAGCAAGGATACAGATATGGTGTGGGTACATATGAGGGAGTAGTAGCACATTCCACAGCGACACCGGAAGCACCTGCTATCAATATTAGAAATTATGAAGCTAGAACATGGAGAAATGCATTCGTTCATTTTGCAACGGATTGGGATGAAACAATTCAAATCGCTTCTACTAAATATCGTGCATGGGGTGCAGGTCCAGCGGCAAATGCTAGATTTGTACATGTAGAACTTTCTGAGACTAGTGACCCAATTAAATTCAAAAAATCGTATGAAAGATATGTAAAGTTACTTGCGAAAATTTTAAAAGATAGAAATATCCATCCGAGTGTTGGATTATGGACTCATAAAGATATCACATACAAATTAGGCGGTACAGATCATGAGGATCCACAGGGGTATCTTGCTTCACATGGTGTATCAGAAGCTCAATTCCGTTCTGATGTTTTAAAAGCATATAATGGTCATTCTGTCACTGTGGAAGTAAAACCACAACAACCATCTGAAAGTGTAACGGATGTAACAGGAGTAGCTTATATCGATGGTTTAAATGTAAACCTTCGATCTGGACCATCCACAAGCAATGATGTCATTCGTAAGCTACAAAAGGGTGAATCATATAAAGTCTGGGGTAAAGTAGGAAACTGGTTGAATCTTGGAGGGAATCAGTGGGTTTATAACGATTCATCGTACATTCGCTATAAAGAAGAATCTTCATCTGTGGAAGGTAAACGTGTAGTTTCTAAAGTGAATGATTTACGATTCTATTCAAAAGCTTCCTGGGCAGATAGAGATGTTGTAGGAACTGTCGATGAAGGTTTAGGGTTCACTATCGTTGATAAAGTATCTGTAAATGGTTCACCACAATATAAAGTGAAGAATAGTAGAGGTAATGTGTTCTATATTACAGCTAGTTCTAATTATGTAAATGTGAAGTAGTGAGTAATGGAAAAGAAGGATTTAATAGGAGTATTGAATCCTTCTTTTTAAGATCTAGTTAAAAAGTTCCTGCAGTACGTTCTGTTAAATACTTAGTATCTAAATAACCTAGGTCTTGAACATGTTGATGTAACTTCTGAAGTAAGTGCTTATCTTTGCATAAAATACTAATATCAAAACCATCAACTATGCTTAATAAAAATTCACAATCACTAGTATTAAAATCTGATGCTGTTCTTATCCATGTTGGGCTATTCTTTTTCATATCAGGAAAAGCACACATTGTTAAGAAGACTAAAAAGTATTTTTTGTTTATTAAAGTTTGTTTTAACTTATTTTCAGTTATGAAACGTTCGTCGCCGAGTAATTGTTCAAATGTAAAGTTACCATGAGAGTCTTTTAGGTATATTTCGGCAGTATCTATTTGCCAAATGATATTGTTAGAGTTAAAAAGTTCTAGTAATTTTAATATGGACAAATTAAAGTTTTCATCTTCTGGAGCGTGAAAATGTATTCCTATATTCATTGTATGCTAGTCTCCCTTTATTTATATTATTTAAGGAAATTGCCGGCTCTTAATCGAGGCGGCTTTTTTTGTTTTAACCAATATTTTCTTGAAAACCCCTTCTAAAAGAACGTTATTATCATATAAGAGTCAAATGTTTTAAGTCTTTTAAGACTGATTCCCCGGTTGCTGTGAAATAGAAAAATAATAGACTATATTCTGAGGGAATCTAGAATGTAGTCTATCATTATAGATTTTAAAACATTAATTCAGGGATTTTTAATTGATTTTTAAGTAAGTTCCAAGTCTCATCTAGTATGGGTTTTGGTGGTATGTAAATAATTGTTCCATCTCGACCTCTTGTTAAAATAACTCTATATGCATTGAGTTTAATTTGGAACGGATCTTCGACACCCCATTGATAGTGCTGCCCCTTCCAAGCCCCATTCTGTAGATAAAGATCATCATCCCGATGAACGAGCGCCATATCTAGTTCAAGTCCTTGTGTTTGAAATTCAGTTGAGCTGTAGTTGAGGGTTTTACAATAGTATTGAGACCCTGGATAGTTAAAGTGTTGAGCAATCTTACTAGGTCTTTCATATCGTTCATCTCGTGGTAGAACAGGGACTTCTTTTTGACGATCAGCGCCACCAGCACAGACGACGCCAACTGTTTTTGTATCATCCTGATAAAGCTGATTTAAAGTGATTTTTGCTTTGTCTAAATCACGCGTAATAAAAAGCTGATAATGTTCCTTTGGTAGGTTATGAATAAGCTGTTTCGTTTGTTCAAAACTAACATCTAATAAAGTATTAATAATTTCATAGTATTTTAAAGCTGCATGAGCACGGAAAGATGAATTTAAATGTAGCTTTCAAGGTCTTCAACGTGGAAAATACGACGAGTGACATCGCGGTCTTATTCCGGAAAAACCTAGCCCCAGCGAAAAGCTTATCCAAAACGTTACGCATATTATGAAGGTCTATAAAAAACCATTCTAAAACATTGAAGGACCTGTATGTGCAGCTCCTTTTTCCCTTCTCCAATTCTTGATGTTGAAGACAGCGCAGAGAACTTATAGGAGAATTACGGATTGGATAAGAATTTTGATTAAAGATCCTAGGGTCAATTTTAAAAAAACTGCATGCTAAAACACGTCTTTTTCCTATAATGAATGGTGTCAATAACTTTTCACCGCAAAACGCTATAGCTTATGATATAATATATCGTGGTTAGTTGTACAATTACGAGGTGATTCTAAATGGAGTTAAGCGAAGTGATTAAAAAAGTACGTTTGGAGCTGTGTTTGTCTCAAGAGGGACTTGCTCGTGAGCTTCATGTTGGTTTTACATCTGTGAATCGATGGGAGAATAATCATACAAAGCCGAATCAAATTGCTCGACATGCCTTAATCAAGCTTTGTAAAAATAAAAATGTAAACACTGAATTGATTGAGTTGCTTGTGAAGGCGAAATAGATATTATGTAGTTTTGGAAAAGGGCTTAGGGAATTTCTATTCTATAATATGAGGAGATATGATATGAAAGCTGAAAGGGAAATAGAAACCGCTTTTATAGAAAAGCTTAGGAACTTAAAATACATATATCGTGAGGATATTAGAGATAAAGCTTCGCTTGAAGCTAATTTCAAAGAACATTTTGAAAGACTGAATCGTGTAAAGTTAAGCAATTCTGAATTTGAGCGCCTCAGAGATAGTATTATCACTGCAGATGTATTCACTGCTGCAAGGACTTTACGAGAAATTAACACTTTTAAGCGTGATGATGACACGCCGCTGCAATACACCCTTGTTAATATAAAAGACTGGTGTAAAAATGAATTTGAAGTGATAAACCAACTACGCATAAACACAGATAACAGTAATCATCGTTATGATGTTATTATCCTCATCAATGGGGTTCCTGTTGTTCAGGTTGAACTGAAGTCACTGCAAATCACACCTAAAAAAGCTATGGAGCAAATTGTAGAATATAAAAACGACCAAGGCAATGGTTATACAAACTCGCTGCTTTGCTTTATGCAGCTTTTTATTGTGAGCAATGAGAGTAACACATATTATTTTGCCAACAATCACAAGGAGCACTTTTGTTTTAATGCAGACGAGCGCTTTTTGCCAATTTATCAGATGGCAGATGAGGACAATAACAAAATCACCCATCTACATGATTTTTCTGACAACTTTTTGCCGAAATGCACTCTCGGGCAATTAATAAGCCGTTACATGGTACTTGTTGTAAGTGAGCAGAAATTGATGATTATGCGTCCTTATCAGATTTACGCTGTTAAGGCAATAATGGACTGTATCGATCAGAATCGTGGTAACGGATATATATGGCATACTACCGGAAGTGGAAAAACACTTACATCGTTTAAGACATCAACACTATTGAAGGACAATCCTGAAATTGAGAAGTGTTTATTCGTCGTTGATAGAAAAGACCTAGATAGACAAACTCGATTGGAGTTTAATAAATTTCAAGAAGGCTGCGTTGAAGAGAATACGAACACAGAAAGTTTAGTTAAACGACTTACTTCGGATGATTACCGTGACAAAGTTATTGTTACCACAATTCAGAAGCTTGGGCTCGCTCTTAATGAAGATAGCAAGCGTAACCAAGAGAAAAAGAAAAGGGGCGAACCGACCTACAAAGATCGCTTGGCACAGCTCATCGATAAACGTATTGCTATTATTTTTGATGAATGCCATCGCTCACAATTTGGCGATAATCATGAAGCAATTAAAAACTTTTTCCCGAAAGCGCAGCTTTTCGGCTTTACCGGAACACCAATATTTGAAGAAAATGCTACATATAAACAAATTGATGGAACGGTTGGTTCTTATATCACAACAAAAGATGTTTTCGAAAAAGAACTACATGCCTATACCATAACTAATGCCATTGACGACCGCAATGTGCTTCGCTTTCACATCGATTATTTTAAGCCAGAAGATGTCAAAAAAGCAGCAAAAGCCTCTGACACTGTAAGTAAAAAAGCGATTGTCGAAGCAATATTAGCAAAACATGATGCGGCTACTAATGGTAGACGATACAATGCGATTTTCGCCACAGCTTCTATCAACGATGCAATAGAATACTTTGAGATCTTCAAATCGTTACAAGAGGAACGAAAAAAGAATGAGGGCGCAAGCTTTAAGTCGTTAAATATTGCCTGTGTTTTCTCTCCACCGGCTGAAGGAAACAAAGATGTTAAGCAGTTACAAGAAGACCTACAGCAAGAAAAGGCCGATAATGAACAAGAGCCCGATAAGAAAAAGGCAGCACTTAAAAGCATCATTGATGACTACAACTTGCAGTACGGCACAAATCACAGCATAAACGATTTCGACTTATACTATCAAGATGTGCAAAAACGTATTAAAGACCAAAAGTACCCAAATTCTGACTATCCGCAGGTAAACAAAATTGATATAACTATTGTGGTGGATATGCTTTTAACAGGATTCGATTCAAAGTATCTAAACACCTTGTACGTTGATAAAAACTTAAAGCAACATGGCTTAATTCAAGCATTTTCAAGAACAAACCGTGTTTTGAACGATACAAAGCCTTACGGAAATATTCTTGATTTTAGAGGACAAGAAAAAGATGTAGATGAAGCAATTGCCCTGTTTTCTGGAAAAGAAAACAGTAATAGGGCAAAAGAAATTTGGCTTGTTGACCCCGCTCCTGTTGTGGTTGAAAAGCTGGGTAAAGCAGTTGCCGATCTTGAGAAATTTATGGAATCACAAGGGTTAGAATGTAAGCCAGAGCGAGTAAGCAACCTTAAGGGCGACGCCGCACGAGGTGAATTTATCAATAAATTTAAGGAAGTGCAGCGCCTTAAAACACAGCTTGATCAATATACAGATATCAAAGAAGAACAAGAGGCAAAAATTGAAGAACTGTTGCCGGAAGACACTTTGCGTGGGTTCCGTGGTGTCTATATTGAAACTGCCCAAATGTTAAAAGCACAGCAGGGCAAAGATATTAGGGATAAAGATCCGGTGATTGAACAGATTGATTTTGAGTTCGTTCTATTTTCCTCTGCAATTATTGATTATGACTACATTATGTCTCTAATTTCGAGATATACACAACCCGATGTGCCTAAAAAAGAAAAAATGAGCCGTGAGCAGCTTATTAGTTTACTTTGTTCCAATTCAAATATGATGGAAGAACGTGAAGATATTATTGCTTATATCAGCACATTGGAATCTGGTAAAGGATTGGATGAAAAGGAAATAAAAGCTGGATACCAAAAATTCAAGGAAGAAAAAGCAGTAAAAGAAATGGAATCAATTGCAAACAAACATGGTATTGAACCTGTATCGTTGCAAGCCTTTATAGATGAAATTATAGGGCGTATGATTTTTGACGGTGAAAAACTAAGTGATTTGTTAGAGCCGCTGGAGCTTGGCTGGAGAGATAGGACTAAGAAGGAGCTGGAATTGATGGACGAATTAATACCGCTTTTTAAAAACCTTGCAGGCGGACGTGTGATTGTGGGGCTGAATGCATATGAATAG